TGCAAGTAGATTTTATATTTGGTGATACTGCATCAACAAGTGATGTTAGTTATGCTGGTAAAGGTTACATCACATCTGTGAGTTTTACTGGAGGAACAGAAGATACTGCAACTTACTCTCTTTCTATTGAGGGAACTGGAGCATTAACTCAAACTGTAAACTAAAAACTTAGGTGAGGAGCTTTGGTACTTTTTGTTTAGTACCATTGCTCTGATCCTTACTAAACTAAACAAAAAAATGAATTATACTTTTATAGAGATAAATAAAGAAAAACTACCAATTAAGTTTGGTTTTAATGCATTAAGAAAATATTCATCTAAAACAAATACATCATTGCAAGATTTAGATAAACTTGGTGTGGACATGACATTAGATGATGCATTGACTTTAATATATTGTGGCATAGAAGATGGACATAGAGCTGCAAAGCAAGATTGTGATTTAAGTGTTGATGATTTGGCTGATTTGATAGATGGTGATTTTGATAGTATTGGAAAAGCTATGGAAATATTGGCTGAACAAATGGGGGGTAATACTGGAAAAAAGCAGAAAGCCAAGAAGAAATAGAGGCTCTTACTTGGCAGAGATTAGAGAGGATTGCTTTTGGACAGTTAGGCATGGGAGTAAATGAGTTTTATAATTACTTGCCTAAACATTTTTGGAATAAGTTGGATGGTTTTTATGAGCTTGAGAATATAAGGGAACGAAGTAAGTGGGAAAGAACAAGATGGCAAACTACTTTATTACTTAACATTCAAATGGCAAAAGGTAAAAAAATAAAGCCAACTGATTTGATTGAGTTTGAGTGGGATAAAAAAGATAAAAAAATAGATTACGAGAAATTGAAAGCAAAAGCTGAATATATTAAAAAAATGAGTGAGCATGGCAAATAAGAGTGTTGGTTTATTAACTATTGCATTTGGAGCTGATTTAAGAGGCTTTGACAAAGCAATGAAAAAGGCTCAAAGAAGTATCAAAAAATTTGGTACATCTATGCAGAGAACTGGTCAAACACTTACAAGAAACTTAACTGTTCCATTAGTTGGTTTAGGTGTTGCAGCTGTTAAAATGGCAAGTGATTTTGAAGAAACAGATGCTAAATTTAAAACTGTTTTTAGTAGTATTCAAAGAGAAGCAGAAGCAACAGCAAAAGTTTTTAAAAGTTCTTTTGGGTTATCAAGTAAAGCAGCAAAACAAATGCTGGGTGATACTGGTGATTTATTAGTTGGGTTTGGATTTACAGAAAGAGAGGCTTTAAACTTATCAAAACAAGTAAATGAATTGGCTGTTGATTTAGCATCATTTACAAACTTTTCTGGTGGAGCTGAAGGAGCATCATTAGCATTAACAAAAGCATTGCTTGGTGAAAGAGAATCTATTAAATCATTAGGAATTGCAATTACTGAGGCTGATTTAAAATCATTTGCAGAAGATCAAGGAAAGGTATTTAAACAATTAACAAGAGTAGAAAAAGCAACATTAACTTATCAATTAGCATTAAAGCAAAGTTCTAAAGCTGTTGGTGATTTTGCAAGAACATCTGGAGGTTTTGCAAACCAAACAAGAATTTTAATAGGTGAAATAAATGATTTAGGAATTGAATTAGGGCAGCATCTTTTACCAATAGCAAACAAATTATTAGCATGGAGTAGGAATTTAATTAGAAGTTTTTCTAATTTAACAGCAGCCCAAAAACAAAACGCAATAGAATGGGGGTTACTCTTAGCAGCAATTGGTCCAGTTTTAAATTTATTTGGAACTTTTATAAATTTAATGGTTGGTAAATTAATACCTTTTTTATTTACTACTACTGGTTTGATTGCTGGTTTAGGAGCTGCTTTTATTTTATTATATAACAATATTGGTTTAGTAACAACAAGAATTGCTAATACTTTTGCAAATGAATTTGATGCTGCTTTTTTTACAGCATTAGGAGCAGCAATGAAAGTAATGGGATTAGCTGGAGCTGATGCTTTTATTAAATTAGGGGCTAAAATGGCTGCTGTTGTAGCTACTGGAAAAGATTTACCAGAAGAAGAGTTCAAATCATTTGGAGATATTATAAAAGAATTAGCAAAAGACTTTAAAGAATTAACTGGTGTTGGCTCATTATTTGGAGGCATGGGAGGTATGAATTTTGATAATGGACAAATTCCTTTTTTAAGTGCTATAAATCCAGAGAAATTTATTGGACCATTAAATCAAGTTGGTGAAACAATATCTGAACTAACACAAAAACAAAAAGAGTTTAATGCTGCAATGTCTATGTTTGAAAACATCATGACAAGTGCTTTAACAAGTGCTGCATATAGCACAGAAGGATTTTTTAAATCTTTTATTGAAAACTTAAAAATAGCTATTAAACAACTATTAGTTCAATTAGCAGTTATAATGGCAATCAAACTTTTATTAGGTGATGCAACTACTGTTAAAGCTGCATTTGAATTAGCAAAAGGAAAAGTTTTAGGTTTAGCAACTGGAGGTTTGGTTACTGGTCCAACAATGGCTTTGGTTGGTGAAGGAGCTGGAACAACAGCATCTAATCCAGAAGTGGTTGCTCCATTAGATAAATTAAAAGGAATGATAAATGGTGGGAATGGCATTCAGCAAGTTGAGGTTTATGGTAGAATTAGTGGAAACGATATTTTTATAAGTAATCAAAGAGGTGGAATTGGTAGATTAAGAAGTGTATAATTTATGGCATACGGAAAAAAATATTTTTCATCAATAAAAAGTAATAACAATTTAGATTATTATTTAGAGATATGGGTGGCTGACCATACTGGCACAAGTACAGAATTAACATTAGGTGCTGGAGGTCCAGTTATTGAATATGAAACTGATGAAGAAAACAGATTTTCTCCAATAATTAGTTCATCTTGTAAAATACCTTATTTAGTAGAAAATTCAATTGATTCACAATTTATTGATTTTTTAAGAAATACATATCAAGAAAAACAAGTTTACATTCATATTTACAGAGCAACATCATCAACATATTCAGCCGTTTCACCATTATGGTCTGGATTTTTAATTATGGATTTAGGAAGTGGTAAAGATAAATCATTTCCTTATGTAGAAAATTTAAAATTTGTTGATGGTTTAGCGTTATTAAAAGATGTAGATTTTGTTAATTTAAATGTGCCGGGTGGCTCTAATCCACCTTTTGAAGAAAGAGTACAGGGTAATTATGTAGAACAAAACATGTATTTTGGACCAGGAACTTACATATTTTGGATTAGAGAAATACTTGCTAAAGCTGGAGCTGCAACAACAGGTGTTGGTGCTACTCAAAATTATACATTTACAACATCTGTAAATTGGTATAATGGTGATATGGATGCAATTAATCAATCAGCTGATCCATTAGAAAAAACAAAATGTGCTGTTTCCATGTTTCACACAAGGGATAATGAAGGTGTATTTTTTCCAGATAATTGTTATAATGTTTTAAAAGAATTGTTAAGGCATTGGGGTGCAAGAATAACTTATTGGAAACATTCTTTTTATATTGTTCAAATTCCAGAATATATTACAGCAGAAAGTGGAACTATAAGTTCTCCAGTCAATAATAATTCAAGAATTTATAATTTAAGTGGTGCTTTTCAAGCAAGTCAAAATCATTTAGGTAGCACATATAATACAAGGTATTTTCAAGAAATTTCTAATGATAAAATAAGTAAATTAACTGGCACAAAATATGATTATTTACCAATAGTTAAACAAGTAAATGGGAATTTTTTATCTTTTTCTTCTAAAAATTTTTATGGCGGATTTCCTTTTGGATCAGATGCTGAAGTTTTAGAAATATATCAAGGCACAATTCATAATCCCTCAGCCGCAGATTCTTTATGGCTTTCTATCCCCTTAGACTGGCATTGGGATTTAACTAATGCTCCAGCTTTTCCAAGTGGTCACACTAAGGGATGGTGGTGCTCTATAAAGTTTAATTTTTATGCAAGTGATGGCACAACTACTTATTATTTACAATATAGTGGAGGAGCAAATGGAACGTATTATTGGGAAGATAGTGCATCTTGGGTGCCTTTAGGAAATAAATCACCAAAATACATTATTAGTTCAAGAAGTGATACTGAAACAGCATATGTAGGTTTTGAACAAAGTATTCCTTTTGTAGATAAAAGCGGAAACCCTATAACAATGAATGATACATGGAGTTTTTATTTAGATATTGAAGATTATGGAAATTCATCTTCAAATCCAGGCTCTTTTTATATTAATTTTAGTAAATATGGTACTCCTCAAAGAATGAGGAATCCAAACACAGCAATTCAAGTTCCAGCTAATAGTGGAAATATGTCTGGAACTGTATTTTGGACAAACTCATTAGAATCACAAGGTCAAGTAAATATAAGCACAATAATAAATCCATCTGGTTTTAATGCTGGAACTCAGCAAGATGATATTAGACTTGCTAATACATCACCATTTCTTGGTTTATTACAACTTTTAAAAAACAATCAACAAGTTCAAGTTGGTCAAAGTTTAAATACTTTAAATACTTCATCTAATGCAAAACAAAACACAGCTGTTTTTGATTTTAAAACATTGTTGTGGGGTGATACTGTTGAATATGCACGAAGTAGTTTGCAAGTTTATG